CGGATGAGGATCGGCTTGAATCTGGCCGAGAACAATCACTACGGCCCGCCGGTTTGGGCCAATTTGTTCCTGGCGATGGACGGCTCCGGTGACGACCGAAGCAACATTGGTTGGGGGATGCCCGACAAGCCGTATCAACCCAATCCCAATTTGAAATTGGACGCCAATGGAAGTCCACTGGCCGACGCGGGGCGGTTTTCAAACGCCGTAGGTTATCCGAGCGGAGTCTATGATTTCACGATGGAGGGGTCGGGAACGCCGGTGTTCAGCGGCAAGGGCAAGTTCTCGCCGAACGTGATCCAAGTCGTCGGGAACCGTAAGGTCGGCAAGGTCGCCATCAATGCCGACAACGGATCGGCGCTTAATTTCAAGATCATCGGCGTCGATCCCAACGACCCGCCGCGCAATTTGAAATTGATGCTGCCGACGCCGGAAGGCGAGGCGATCGATTACGATCGGGTCGTCAATCCAGCCTTCGCGGAGGCCCACAAGTGGGTCGATGGTCCGATCCGCGTCGTCACCAGTCTTAATCGAAGCAACACTGAGGAGTTTGGGAAGATCGGCCGATGGGCGGATCGCGTCAAGCCGACCGAGCCGCAGACGACTCGGCGAGGGATGTCCTACGAATACATCATCGCCTTGGCGAATGGCTTGGACAAGGACATCTGGCTGTGCGTGCCGGATCGAGCCGACGATGATTTTGTGAAACAACTCGGCCTGCTTTTGAAAGCCGAGTTGAAGCCTTCGTTGAAGGTCTGGATCGAGTATTCCAATGAATGCGGATGGAACTTCGTTTTTTCCCAAACCAACCGCATTCGCGCCGATGCCGCGATCAATCCAGCTTTGACGGCGACGGAAGTCAGTGATCGGGTTTGGCAGCAAGTGGCGTTTCAGGCCCGCCGACTCGGCTTCATCTTGAAGCCCATTCTCGGTGATCGTGTCCAAGTGGTTTACGGCGTGCAGGCCGCTTGGCCGGAGCAGGCTGAAATCGGTTTGAAATACTTGGGCGAGAAGTTCAACGACACCGCCAAGTATGTGGACGCTTTGGCCGTCACCAACTATCGCAAGGCGTTGGACACCAGCACGCTTGATTCGATCTTCGCGTCGATCGATTTCGAGGGCAAGCCGGCGAAGGTCGGGGATCGCTCACAGCGGGACAAGGACAAGCAGATCGCCGCCACGGCCCGCAGGTACGCCTTGAAGCTCTTGGCGTACGAATCGTCGATCATTGTTCCCGGCAAACAGGCGGACCCCGATCCGAGGGATTTGGCGCAGCTTGACGCCCGCATGAATGATGCGGTGTTCAAGTTGCAATTCAACTTTGCGGAGGACACCGGCGCTCACGCTTCGACGTATTTCATTGGAATTGGGAAGCGGAAGGGTGAGAGGCAAGGCCGATGGGCGGCGGCGGAAACTTTGCAAAGCGCCGTGTCCGGCTTGGAACCGAAATGGGAAGCGTTGAAGCAGTGGGCATCGCAGGAATGATTTGAGTACAATGAAAACGGGCCGAGCAGGCGTTGGAACCGCCTGAACGACCCTGAACAAGTTCGCCTAAGAAGGAGGCCAACGTGTCTGAGAAGAAGTTTACCCGATCAAATGGTTTTTGCCTAGAGGGTTTGAAATTCGGCCGCTTGATTGTGATGCAGAAGTGCGGAAGGAACAAGCATGGCAAAACAATCTGGCGGTGTGAATGTGCTTGCGGGAATGAAAAGATCGTCACAACTTGTAACTTAAGAACAGGTGTGGTGAAAAGTTGTGGATGTCTTCGCAAAGATAACAATCAAGGATACAAACATGGAGGGTTTGGAACTCCTGAGTATCGTGTCTGGGCAGGCATGATTTCGAGATGTCATTCGGTTTCAAACGATTCTTACCATCGTTATGGCGGGAAAGGCATAAAAGTTTGCAGGCGGTGGCGAAATTCGTTCGTTAATTTTCTTGAAGACATGGGAAAAAGACCTTCGTTGGCATACTCGATAGATCGAATAAACAATGCAAAAGGTTACAGTCGTCAAAATTGTCGGTGGGCGACATCAGGCGAGCAAGCTCGGAACAGGCGAAGTTCCAGAATGTTGACTTATAAAGGTCGAATGCAATGTGCGACAGATTGGGCAAAAGAATACGGCATTGATCGTGAGGCGTTTTACGCACGCTTAGACCGAGGTTGGAGTTTGGAAGACTCATTAAATATTCCAAGTCAACGAAGAACCTGATGGTGGAATCAATGAGTGATTTGAAATCGATTTATGATGTAACGTGCCAGTTACAAGCTCCTGATCTAAGGAAATGGGGTTTCAAACCCTGCCTTCTTGTGATGGATGGCGGCTTCCAGATGGGTACTTTCCCATCCGATCAGGACAACGTGAATCCGTTCCTGAATTACGACGCGATGCGGCATTTGTTCCGTCGGTGGGGCCGGGTTGCGGCGGGCGTCGAGCCACAACCGCCGTATGAAAACTGGTATGCCTACAACAACTTCGCCATGCAGCTTCCCCGCCAAGGATACAACGGCCCGCCCAAGGAGGTGGACGGCAAGCCGGCGTACGGTGGGCTGGCCTTGAGTCAGGACGTGGTTTTCGACTTTGAGGATGATCGTTGGAACACGTCCGGCGTCCGCACCGACGTTTCGCCCCGCACTCGACGGGCGTTCGTGACCAAGCTGTTGAAATTTCTTGACGAGTTCCAGCAGGAGCAAGTCTATTACGGCATGACGCCGAGCAAGGTATTCTTCTACAACTGGCCGCCGGCTTTGGGGCCGGAGAAGAATTTGCAGGACGAGGCCAACGCCCAATTCCTTCCGTTCGTGCAAAGGCTGGGCGGGATCGCCTGGGACTTGTCGTACGTCATGCACGACGACATCAAGCGGTGGAAGGCCGAGCGGTTCGATCCGAACCTCGCCTACCTTCGACGGGCTTTTCCCGGCGTTCCCGTTTATACTTTCACGGCATGGGATTACCGGGGCGGGCCGAAGGTCAACCAATACATCGGCGACAAGGACTGGTCGTTCGTGATCGACACGACCATGAAGGAAACGGAAGGGATGTTCCTTTACGACGATCGCGGCAGTCGTCGGAACGGCGATAACAATTTCAAACGCGACGATCCGTGGTGGAAGGTCTTGATCGATTGGATGAAGTCGGCGGGGTATCACAAGAGGGACGATTGAGATGAAAGCGATTTTGAAATCCTTTTTGCTGGTGGCGTTCCTGATCGCCTTGCCGGTTCAGGCGCAGTTTGATTTCGGCGGGCCGCAGAACTACGGCATCAAGGCGATCACCTATTCGTCCAGCATGACGCCGGACGCGCGTGCCGGGATGACGCAGCGGATCGTCGTCACCGATGCCACCGCCTTCACCATCAACGCCCCCTCGCGGCCGACCGCCGGCCAAACGCTCGTCATCAGCATCAGCAATGACAGCGGTGGCGCGATGGGAGAAGTGACGTGGAACTCGATCTACAAATTCAATTCGATTTTCCTTTCGCCGCCGAATGGGCGTACGCGAGCCGTCGCGTTTTCGTATGACGGCACGAACTGGAATGAAATCGGCAAGCGACCGGACGTTATCAGCGTCAAAGAATATGGAGCGGCCGGCGACACGCGCGAAGTGACCGACGCCGTGACCACGGCGACCAGCGCCACGATCAGCAGCGCCAACGCCGATTTCGTCGCGGCCGACATCGGCAAGACGCTTTCCGTGGAGAACGCAGGAACGGCCCAACCCAGCACTGGATCGAACAAGACGTTGATCGGGATCATTACGGCCGTCGCCGGTGATGGAGAGTCTTGCACCATCGACACGACCGCGACTGCCAGCGTCTTGAACAAGCGGATGCGGATCGGCACCAATGACACATTGTCGTTTCAAAACGCTGCGACCGCCTTGCAGGCCGAAGGCGGCGGATCGATCCTTATTCCGCCCGGTCGTTATCTGGTCGGATTGAATTCCAACAACAACGGCACGCCGGTCTACTGGCCCAACGCCTTGATGTCGTTCAGCGGCTTGCAAGGCGTTCGGATCGTCTTTGATGGGGCGACGCTCGTCACCAGCGACGATTTCACGTTCAACACGAACGGTTGGGGATTTTTCAAATTCGTCTCTTGCCAGAACGTCGCCATCGAGAATCCGATCCTTGAAGGCGTTTCCCAATGGGTAAGTTCGCCTTCTGCGATCCAGCCGACATATCGGCGAGGAACAAGCGGCTTCATCGTTCAGACCAACGTCAGGGGTTTCATCGTCAACAATGGTCGGTTGACGGGAATGGGGTACGGTCTGTATTCCGGCAACTATGCGGACGACGCCGTGGGCGGCAGCGACAATTTCAATGTGTCGTTGTATACCAACGATGTCGGCTATCCGGTGGCGACCTACAAGAGCGGCCACAACTCGTTCTTCCGCATCAACGCGGAGAAATGCCATCGTGCGATCTACCTCGCCGGCTCCAAGAATGTGGATGGCAAAATCCGTGTAAAGGAATGGGACGCCCCGGTGGCCGTCCTTGTCACCGGCGGCATTCAAAACGGTTCGATCGCATCCACTTCGGCGACTGAGGATTTTAGCAGCAACGTCAATCTGGACGTGACGTACGTTCCGAACACCTACATCGCGTTCGGCGGAACGAATACCTACCTCACTGGCCTGTCGCCGAGTTCGGACTTGGGAGCCGGCTCCGGCGGCAACATCGTTTTCAAAATTGATGCCGTCATGGAGTCGGATTCGACGCCCAACCTCACCGCTTTTTTGCAGACGAGCCAAGGTCTGACGCCCGGCTCTTGCAATATAAACCTTTCGATCGACAACGTGCTTGTGACGGGTCGTTGGGACCGTTCGGCGGTCGCGGCGGCGAACGCAGGATACATCACCTACATCCTCGGCAACGGCGGCGGGACGGACGGCGTGCAACTGCGCAACATGCGGATCGAGGATTTGGTCGTCAAAGACAATCCAAGCGATCCACCGGCCAACGGCCTTCGGATCACGAACTACGGGATCAAAACCAACGTCTACATTCGTCGAGTGACAGGCATCACGGCGGCGTCGGCGCTTGGCAATCCGGCCGACACGTCGATGCGGTATGTCTTCGACGATTGCTCGATTACGCCCGCGCCCAGCGGAACGTACGTCGCCACGCGAAACATCGGCACGCCGGCCGCTGCCACCGCTGATTTGAAAGATGTGCTGGTCGCCAAGAATTACATCACGGATGGCGGCGCGTCGCCGTTGAATCTGGACGGCGGGGCGTTCACCACCACCGGAACGGCCAATTTGAATCTTGCGATCGCGTCCGGCTCATTCCGCGCCACGTCGGCGACGAACTACACCGGCTTGTTCCAAGGCGGCATTTCGCGAACCGCTCCGACCGGATCGACGACGATGACCATCGACGCTCTTGCTGGCGATGGAACCAGTTCCAGCCAGATTTACTTTTTCAGCCAAACGACGGGCGCGGGGGCGACGCGGGTAGATTTCTACGACTCGACTTCCACCGTCAATCATCGGCTCAATTTGCGGGGCGGCGGGGCGTCCTATCTCAACGCCAACAGCGGCAACCTTGGATTGTTCGGGACCGGCAGTTTTGGCACTGGCGACAAGGTGCTGTTCATCGGTGATCGTGCGGCGGCTCCTGTGTCCAATCCGACCGGCGGTTCCATCCTTTACAGTGAATCCGGCGGTTTGAAATATCGTGGTACAGGCGGCATCAAGTTGTTGCCTGGACAAGCATATGTCGCGGCCACTTATGGAGCGACGGTCACGCTTGATGCGAGGGCTGCTGATTTTCAACGGATCGCCGTGACGAACGGAACGGCGTTCGCCATCGCCGCGCCGAGCAATCCGTTGGCTGGACAGACTATCGATCTTGAAATCCTGAACTCGTCAGGTGGAGCGATGGGCGCGATCACTTGGGATGCTGTGTTCAAGATGGAGACGTTCACCGCGCCGAGCAATGGAACGCGAAAAACGCTTCGGTTCCGGTATGATGGAACCAACTGGATTCAGATCGGCCCGGCCAGCGGTGAATTCAGCATGATCGACATCGGGGCGCTTGATCTGGCCGGTTACTCGGAACGCCAAGCGGCTTGAGGATTTGAAATGGAAAGTTATCGTCGAGGCGAGACGTTTCGATTTCGGTTTCCGGTCTATGAGGCCGGAGCCAAGACTTCCCCTTCGTCCACGACCAGCCGCGTCATCAAGAACGGCGAAGTCCTTGTCGGCGCTTCGGCGAGCTATGCCAGTTTGGGAACGGGGTTGGTCGGCGGATCGTATCTGATCCCGACCTATCAGCCGGACGACAATCTGTTCGTCGAGACGACGTTTGAAGTGAACGGCTGGCAGCAGGTGAAGTATCACCGCGTCCCGCTGTATCGTCGTTTCTATCCGACGGATTCCACCTTCGCCGTCGCGTTCCCTGTTTACGATCAGGGCTTGTTGGTTCCGATCGACGACATCGACATCACGTTCCGAGTCCTCGTCAACAATTCAGCCGTCGCGGCGGAAGGCGCGTGGTCGTCCCTTGGCGAAGGCAAGATTTGGCTGGAAGTCGAAGTTCCCAGCTACAACGACGGCGACACTGTGACGTTGGAAGTCACTGTCGAGATTCCCAGCGGCGTTCGTACGGATTACTTTGAAATCCCTGCATACCGAAGTGAATCGGTTTCGATTGGAGCGGGAACACCCACCAGCGGCGATCTCCTTGGCAATTGGGTGATCTTCCAAAACGAGGAGGCGTTCAAGGTTTGGCAGATCGTGGACGACGCCGGTGATCCGGTGAACGTGGAAGGTCACGACTTCCAACTGGTCGTCCACGGCAAGGATGATGATGAAGTGCTGGTTTCCGTCGTGGCGGATTTGACGGAATCGGATTCCGACGGCAACCCCGGTGTTTTTGACCGTGTGGCCGCTACAATACCAGAAGACGACACGGCTGGGATGTTGGGCGTCCAGCATTCTTACAAGCTGTGGGACTTGACCGACAAGAAGGTTTATGGCTCCGGCGACTTGATCGTGTATCGAGCGCCGTTGCCGGCTTAGTTTGAAAGGGATGTCATGGCACAGCCGAAGACGATTCGCGTGAAGGTGAAGAAGAGCAAGAAGGAAGCGATCATCAACGAGACGGAGTTCGACGAAAAGCTCCACACCAAGATCGAAGAAGTCACGCCCGACCAGCTTCAACAGGACGCCGACGAGGGCTTGGCCGAAGACGAGCAGGAGGAGCAGGCGAAGCTCCGCAAGGAGCAGGCCAAGAAGGAAGCCGACGAACTCGCCGGCCGGAAGCCTGCCGAGCCGAATCCGAATCCGGTGTCGTCCACCGACCCGACGAAGGTCGCTCAAACGCCGTCGCGGGAAGTGCAGAACGCGCAGACGAAGCTGGCCGACCGCAAGAAGTGATCGGCGGCTTGGAAGTCTTGAAACGGAGTCGCCCAAATGACGCTCATCGCCACGCCGGCCGCCGCAGACGCCAACTCCTACTGCACTGAGGCAGAGGCGACGGCATACTTGACGGACCAGCGGCTTGGCGCTGACGCATGGACGGCCGCCACTTCCGGCGACCGTGAAAAAGCGCTCATTTGGGCGACTTCGCTTCTTGACCGGATGATGATTTGGAAAGGGACGATCCGAACCAACACGCAGCGGTTGTCGTGGCCTCGCGCGGGCGTCCAGGATGCCGATGGGCGCTGGTATGACTACGACACGATCCCTGAACTTTTGAAACGGGCGACGGCGGAATTCGCCCTGTCGCTCATCGAAGGGAACCGGACGGACCAGGAGCCGGACGTGCTGGGCCTTGGGATCAGCGAGGCGACGATCGGGCCTTTGAAGATCAAGATCGACAGGGGCGAAGTGTTGAGCGTGTTCCCGCCGCACGTCCTGTCGCTTCTGGCCCTGCTAGGCGAGCCGATCGGTGGAAGCGGCGGGTCTTGGAAACAACGGCGATTGGTTCGGACTTGAAATGGCTTTGCTCGATGAAACATTTCGACGCATCTCGCAAACGCTGCTGTCGAAGTTCGGCGGCACCGCCACGCTCGTCGATCCTCGCCATGAATATGATCCGCTCACCGGCTCGGAAGTGAAGCTGAACGATGTCGAGTACACGATCCGAATCACGCCGCCGGAGCGTTGGAAGATCGAACAAGGGAAGATCGCCGAGCGGTCGGAAGCCAGCAACGTCTTGACCAGCGCCTTGCAGGTCTACACCGACGCCAAGAGCTTGGCGATCGAACCGACGGTCGGTTTGCATGTTCATTGGGGTCGTCGAGTGTTCCGGGTCGTGGCCGTCGAGCCGATCAACGGCGGCGATGAAACGATCCTTTGGAAGTTGGGGCTGTCGGCATGAGTCGCTTTCCGAATCCTTACATTCCGACCAACCAACCGATCGTTCCCAATCCACGGAACCAAGGTCCGTTCTCGCCGTTTCAAACGCATGGCGTGGACGCCCCTCTTCCCAGCGCCACCAATTTTCATCAGCAGGTGTTGGCTTGGGTCGGCAAGACGAAGGCGAAAGGTCAGAAGGTCATGCACCTTCTGGCACAGGATGTTTACAAGTTCGTCACGGACGACGCGCCGATTTGGACGGGTCGTTATCGAGCCAATTGGAATGTCGGCATCAACTCGCCTGATTTGTGGTGGGACTGGAATCGATACGATTATGTCAGCGAGAATGCCTTGGAGTATGCCAAGATCGCCAACGCCAAATGGGGAGATTCCATTTGGATCACTAACAACATCCATTACTCGTACGATCTTGAGAACGGCACGCCGCAGTCTTGGCATCGCGTGCCTACTTACTCCTTGAGGATCGGTTTCGCACAGATGGTTTCAAATTTGCCGCGATACGTCGCTTCGATTCCATGATCGACCGTCAACCCATACGCCTCGCCTTCCGCAAGCGTCTTCAATTGAATGAAGACCTTCGCTGGCTGTTGGACGCGGGACAGTTCGCGACGGAGAATCGGGATTTCACGCCGCCGAGCGTGGAAATACCAAGGCCGTCGTGGATTCGCGAGACGATGGTGTGGGGTACGGAGATACGAATCGCCAACAATCTCTTGGAAATGATCTCCGTGGCCCGGTACGATGTGCATCATCCCTACGGCCGGGGCGTCGAGGTTCCTGAGAAGTTGGCGCAAGCGATCGGGAATTTGTTCCGGCCGGGAACAAGCAGCGGCGACATGATGGAGAGTGGCATCCAAATCTGCGTGCAGCGGACTTGGACGATGGTGGGCCGGGAAGCGTCGATCAACGACAAGGCGTGGTTTCAAGCGCCGGTGAACGTGCAGTTTCGGGCGTACGCGCCCAACTTGGAATGAAAGAGGCTTGCGATGGCTTATGAAATCGGAACGCGCGTTCGCATCGTCCATGTCGATGAAGTGACGCAGGGAACGACGCCGGCCACGCCGAGCATGTTGATCCAGCGGACGATCAGCCGCAACATCAACCTCACCAAGCGAATGTTGGCGTCCCAGGAGACGCATTCCCACGGTCAAGTCCAAGACCTGAGGCATGGCTTCAATGAAGTCGCGTTCAGCTTCGGCTGCGAGTGGGGCTTGAACACGCTCGACGATTGGCTTTCGTGGGGCTTCGGCGCTTCGTGGGCCAGCAACGTCTTGAAGCTGTCGCCGACCGTCAAGACGAAGACGATCGAGCGGCAATTGCTGGTGACCCCGCTCTACGAAGTCTTCCTGGGATGCGCCGTCAATTCGATGGAGTTTCGCTTGGAACCGGAATCCATCCCGATGGTGACGTTCAACGGCTTGGGCTTGAGCGCCGGCACGCCCAGCGGCACGCCTTTGGACGCCGCTCCCGACGCCGCCGGCACCGACCAGCCGTTCGACACTTTCACCGGCACGATCGCCGAAGACGGCTCGCCGATCGCCGTCGTCACCGGGGTCAATTTCACCATCGCGCGTAATCGCGTCTTGTCGCCAGTGATCGGGTCCAAGTTCTCGCCCGCCGTTTTCGAGGGTACGGCCGTCGTCACCGGCGAGATGCGAGCCATCTTCCAGAGCCACGCGCTCTACACGAAGTTCATCGACGAGTCGGCCAGCGATCTCGAAATCGTTTTGAAAGACCCCGACAACCTTTCGACGAAATCGATGACCATGCTGTTGCCGCGCATCAAGTACACCGGCAACATGAAAGACCCTGCGCGCGAAGGGCCGGTCATCGAAAACATTCCGTTTCAGGCGTTGTACGATCCGTCCAGCGCATCGTCGATCGTCCTGACTCGCGACATTACGGCGTGATTTGAAATCCTTAAACCTTGGAGCGAACGTGGATTTGTCCAACTTGGAAGTGAAAGAGGAAAAGCAAGCGGTGGCGATGCAGGTCGTGCATCCGATCACTCGAAAGCCCATGTTTGACGAGGCGACGAAAGAGCCGGTCGAAATCGTCGTCTTGAGCGCCGATTCGTCGGAGGCCGCCAACGCCCGGCAGAAGATCGCGGACAAGGCGTTGAAGGCGAGGAGCCAAGGACGCTCGCCCAGCGCCGCCGACGTGGAGGAGGGCGGGATTGAAATCCTGGCCTTCTGCACGAAGTCGTGGAAGCATGTCGTGTGGGAGAAGGCCGAGCTTCCCTACTCCCGCGAAAACGCCAAGATGATCTACCGCAAGCTGCCTTGGCTTCGGCAGCAAGTGGACGCCTTCTCGGCCGATTTGAACAATTTCCTGGGAAACGATTAAGGAGTTTCGTCGAAGCCAAGCGCAAGGAGTTCAGACGAAACTTCGCGGTGAAGGGCGGCGCTCCCGGCAGCGTTCAGTATAAAGCGGCATTTGAACAGGCCGCCGCCTTGGGATGGGACGTAAGCGAGTGGGAAGTCCTTGAAGCGGAAACCGAGGATTTCAGCGAGTTCGCTTTCGCGTGGGACGTGTTCCGGCAGTTGTGCGAGACTCGATCATGCGGATTCGGCCCCAATCCGATCTCCTTGTCGGAGATCGACGCATGGGGCCGGCTGATGCGGGTCGAATTGAGTGTTTTTGAAGTGATGGTCGTCAAGGCGTTGGACGACGCATGGCTTCGGGAATGGGCGGAAAAGAATGCCCGATCTGGCTCAACTTAACATCATCGTCGATTCGTCCGGCGTGCAGACGGCGAATAGCCGTCTTCTGCAATTCGTCAACGCCTCGCAAACGGTAGTCTCCGTCAACAACCGGCTCACGCAGGTTTTCAAAAGCAGCAGTTCCGCCGCTCAGGACTTGTCCAATTCGATGGGCCGGTTGTTGGGCGCTTTTTCCGGCTTTGCCGTGGTCCGCCGGGCGTTTTCAGTCGCTAGCGAGTTGGAACAGACCGAATTGGCGTTCCAAACCTTTTTCAAAAGCGCCGAAGAAGCCGCCAAGAAGATGAGGGAAATCAAGGCGCTGGCGCTTGAGAATCCCATCTTCGCTTTCGGTGATCTGTCGCAAGCCGCCCGCACCATGACGGCTTTGGGCGTCGCGTCCGATGATTTGCTTCCCAGCATCAAAGCCGTCGCCAATGCGGCTACGGCGCTTGGAACCGGCGAACAAGGAATGCAGCGTATTTCCTTGGCGCTGGGTCAAATCCTCACCAAGAACCGCGTGCAGGCGGAAGAAGTCACTCGACAGCTTGCGAACGCCGGCATCAAAGGCTGGCAATATCTGGCCGACGCCGCTCAGGTGTCCGTCACCGAAGTCCAGAAGATCGCCGAAGCCGGTGGCTTGAACGCCAAGGCGGCCGTGCAAGCCATCCTTTACGGGATGCAGGAGGATTTCGAGGGAACTTCCCAGCGCGCAAAAAACAGCTTGAAGGCCATTTGGACGGGCTTGAAAGAGAACATCGATTTTGTGTTGGCTGACTTTGTGCAGGCTTTGGAAGGCGCTACTAGTTTCAAAGCTGGCTTCCGTTTCCTGATCGACAATTTCAAGTATTTGGCGATCGTGACTTCGGACACCGCCCGCGTCCTGTTGGGATTGCAGCCGCAATTCGCCGCGAATGAAAAGCTGGCTCGACTTCTCGCCGACGCCATCCAAACCATCGCCATTTCGGTGGGCGTGGTGATCGGCTTGCAAGCTGTTTCAATGTTCGCCGGCATGGCAAGGGAGATTTTCCTTGCGGCCACGGCGACGGACAAGGCGTCCACGTCGATGAAACTGCTGATGGTTTCATTGGCGGCGGTGGTGGGTTATGAGATTGGTCGATGGGCGTACGAGAATTTTCAACCCGTTCAGGAGTTCGGCAGTCACGCCATCGAGACGATCCAAAAATTGCAATTGGAATTGCAACAAGCGGCTGAGAATTTCAAGATCATCGGCCGAGCGTTCAAGGACGCCTTCCTGGGTGACGGATCGGGCAGCTTTTTGGATCAAGTCAGTGCCAACAACGCCAAGTATGCCGCTGAAATCCAAAAGGTAGCGGAGATTGGACGACAAAGCCGACTTGCCATCCAAAGGGAGTTCGAGGACAAGACGTATAAATCCTTTAGCGACATTGGCGCGGAGGATGCTTTGAAAGCGATGGAAGCCTTGTCGAACAAGGCGAGGCAGCTTTTCGTCGGAACCGGCTTGGACATTCCGATCTCCCAATGGAAGCAGCAGATCGACGAATCGTTGAAAGCGATCCGCGACTCCGATCCGCAACAACGGTTTACGCAGCCGACTCGCAACGAGCTTTTGAATGGAGAGGTTGAAGCGAAGTTGGAGAAAGTCGGTCGTCAGTTGCGGCGGATTCGGACTTTTGCCGATGATGTTGGTGAGGCGTTCGCCCGGAATTTCGAGGATGCGATTCTGCATGTCAAATCGTTCGGTGATGCCATGCGATCGCTGCTGGAGGACATCTCTCGGCTTGTCATCCGGCAAACCGTTACGGCTCCGTTGGCTGGATTGGTCAGCCAATTGACAGGCGGGTTTTTGAATATGTTTGGTGGTGGTGGATTCAACCCTGTGGCCGCCGGCTCTCAAGCGGCAGTTGGCGCGGGATTCTCTGCTGCTTCTGCCATTGCCCCCATTCCGAAGTTCGCTAGTGGCGGCGTGTTCAACTCGCCGCATGGCTTCATGTACGGTGGCGGACGCATGGGTGTCTTGGGCGAACGCGGGCCGGAAGCCGTCATGCCGCTGTCCCGCACGGCGGACGGGCGATTGGGCGTGGCCGGCGGTGGCGGCTCCACCGTCAACGTGAACGTGTATGGCGTGCAAGACGTGGCTGGCTTCAAAGCGAGCGAGCGACAGATCGCGGCTCGGATGGCTCGCGCCGTCCGTCAATCTTAACGATGGGTCATCATGGCGTTTCACGAAATAAGTTTGACCGCGATCCTCAGCTACGGAACGACCTTCGGCCCTCGCTTCAACACCAGCGTCATCGAATTGGATTCAGGCGGCGAGCAGCGCGTGCGGCGATGGTCTGGCGCGGGCAAGCGCATGGGCGACGTGTCGTACGCCATCAAGAGCCGGGAACAATTGGCCGCCATGACGGCCTTCTTCATCGCTCGCGGCGGCGCGGCCAACGGATTCCGTTTCAAAGACTCCTTGGACTTTTCCAGCAACGCCGACCATATCGGCGCTACGACCAACGCCGACCAGCTTCTCGGAAGCGGCAACGGCACCAAGCAATTGTTCCAGTTGGTCAAGCGGTACACGGACGACAGCGGAACCACGATCCGCAACATCACCAAGCCGATCTCCGGCACCGTCAAGATCGCCTTGGATGGTGTCAACCAAAGCAGCGGTTGGACCGTGGACACGACGACGGGGATCGTCACCTTCACCAGTGCGCCGGGGAACGGCGTCTCCGTCACCGCAGGCTTTGAATTTGAAGTGCCTGTCCGTTTCGACAAGAGCATCGACCTGAATGCCTTGCAGGCCGCCTTGGACGACTACGGCCACGGCCATGTCGAATCCCTTCCGATCATCGAGTTGGCGGACGGCTTGGAAGTGAACGAGGACTCGTATTGCGGGGCGGCCGTCGAAGTCTGTCTGCGGACCAGTTATCTTCTGTCGGCCGGCTACGCCAAGTTTTACGTCTTTGAAACGACTGTCGCCGGCTTGTCGGTCATGCTTCCCGATTTCACCAATGTCCCGCCCGGCGGCCCGATGTTCCATCTGGTCAACATCGGCCCTGAATCATTCACGCTCAAGACGTTCGCCGGAGCGACGGTCAAGACGCTCGCCGTCGATCAGGGCGCGATCCTGGGCTTGACGGTCGATGGAGCCGGGGCGAAAAGCTGGTACGTCCTCTGATTGAAGGGATTTGAAATGGTCACACTCGAATCCCTGTTCGGCGGGGCGGCTCATCATAGCTTCTCATCCGGCCTGCAACTCAACATCGCATCCCCGGTCATCCAACGGTTGAATCCTTCGGGAGCCGACATCGCCGTGGTGATGCCGCCGGAGGACGACGTTCTGACGCTTGGTCTGCGGTTCGTCCTCATCAACGACTCCGCTTACGATATTTGGATCGAATGGCACTCAACTTCGTTCTCGGCCGGATACCGGAACATCTCGGCGGCCGGCGACACGCTTACGGCCGGCAACAATCTGAACTTGTTCCCGCCAAGGCAATGGGTCACGATCAGTGGCTTCGCCAATTCCGGCAACAACGGACACTTTCAAGTCATCAGCCGGGAATCCGGCGAACTGGTCGTGGATGGAGCCTTCACCAGCGAAACCATCGCCTTGCCGCCGGAAGACCCGTTGCAGGTCTTCGTCCAATTGAAAAAGATGGCGAAGTTGCCGGCTGGCAGCAAAGCGTACGTTTACCTCGCCAAGACGGACGGCGGAACGCGAGTTTGGCACGCATGGATCGAAGAACTGGATTTGGTCAAGTCGGTCGTGCGAAGCGAAGGGCATACGTCGATCTGCATCGAGGATGAAGTTCCGCCTGAACCGCCGGACCCCTACGACGTTCCCGATCCTCCGGTCGATCCCGAAGACCCGGACCCGGTATATCCGCCGCTTGGTGACAAGGATTGCGACGATCTTCCCGGCCCTTGTCGCACCAGCGGAACCGTCACGATCGGCGGCGAGGACCTGTTTGAAGGCGCTGCCGGCGTCTACACGGTCACTTGGGACGGCGAGAGCCAATGGGCGAGTCCGGTGGTGGGATTCTATCAAGCCACCCTCTTTTGCACGGAAGTGGGTTGGACCGTCCGGTTGCAAGTCCTTCTCACGCCCTATCCGTCGTACTTGTTCAACAACACGACGGAATCCCGATGCCCGGCGAACGGGGATTATCCGGTGAGCGGAGGCGGCGGCTTGGACATCACCTGCACGGTGGCCTTCTAGGATGATGTGAAATGCAGAAGTTCCTTGAAACCCCCATGTGCAAGGATCGGCTCAACTGCCGGGAATGCCGATCCGCCGACGATCGCTATCGCAAAGGCTGGTCGGCCGTCTATGAAATGCCATTGAACTTTGAAATCGCTTGCCCTTTCGGCGTGCCGATGGGTTTCAAAGGCTTCAAGAAGGCCGTGTCCAATTCGCAGTTGGGCGTCATGGTCGATCTGCCGGATTCGCCGGAGGCCAAGGCGATCATGCGACAGGTCGAGGAGCGAGCCGATTCCGTTCGCCCTATCTGCGAAAGCTGCGGCTCGTTCAAAGGCTTCAACACCGCCGACAAGCTGAACGTCGAATGTGAAGTGGGAGCCAAATGTTGCGGTGGGCGGTTGGCGCAAGCCAACGTCTATCTCGGCTCCGGCTTCTGCAACAAGCGAAGGTTCCCAACGGTCCAATCGTGAAATATTCCGACGTTCGACGAAACACTCCGGTCGAGGCGATCATTCCCTTGATCGAACGTCCTCCCCTTCCCGGCGAGGAATGGCCGAAGGCGTCGATTGGTTGGCGGAACGTGCAATTGGCTCACGTCTTGGAAATGAATCGATTCGCCGCCGGCTTGAATGGTCCTTATTTGAACAAGGATGGCTTCGGCGTCGTGATCTGCGGCGGCGGGGATTATTTGATGGGCGCTTGGATCGTCGCCAAGGCCGTACGCCATCTTGGATTCACAGGTCGGATCGAAGTGTTCTACATGGGCGATCGTGGGGAGATGCCGACCGAGCCACAATGGGAATTGTTCGATGAGTTGAAAGTCCATCTCCGAAACGCTCAAGCCTATGGCGGTTGCCGATCCTGTCGCCGCAATTTCGGTGGTTGGCATTTGAAACCATTCGCCCTGCGTCAGTCCGCCGCCCGTCATGTTCTGTATCTGGACGCCGATTGCTATCCGGTCCAACCGGTTCAGCGATTGTTTTTCAAATACATGTCCCAAGGCGACGGGGCGATGTTTTGGCCGGACGACGAAGCGCACGATCTGGCTCCGGCGACTTGGCGCGCGCTCGGCGTGGACGACAAGCCTCAATGGAGCTTTGAGAGCGGCCAGATGATCGTGGACACCGAACGTCATTGGCGGCAACTCGCCTTGGCGGATTGGATCAACGATCACAGCGATTGGTATTACAAATTGTTTTGGGGCGACAAGGAATCCTTCGCCCTGGCGTGGAGGTATTTTCAAACTCCGTACTCCATGCCGTCGCATCGCTGGTGCATGGTCGGCCACTCGCTGCTACAATACGACATGGATGGCCGGGCGGCGTTCGTGCATCGGTGCAAGGACAAGTTCACCTTGCGTCCGAAAGGTGGAAAGAAACTGTTTCGGCACAACGCGCAATCGCATGACGAGCAGACCATGATCCCCAGCCTTCCGTTGGAATTTGAAGTGTTCCGATGGCGGAAGGAATGGATCGAACGAACGGAGTTTTGAAATGGGTTTGGCATATGGAACCGTGACGGCCGATTCGGGCGAGAACTGCGAATTCACCTTGGATGGCGTCCAGGGCAAGGAGACGATCGAGCTTCCCAAGTCGGAGATCAAGTTCGTCAAAGGCCGCACCTACATCCCGGTGACGAAGTTGGGCGGATCGCAACAGGGCATGGATTTGCATGTCCATGTTCGTCTGCCCAAGTCAGCCAAAAACGGAACTCGGACGGCCTGGATCAAGAAAGTCCATTACAAGGGCGAATGAAATGCCGTTGGCGTTGTCGGAAACGATGAGAGGTCTGCTTCTCCGCAAGGTGCATCGCTTCGCCTCGCTTTGGCGGATCGAGCGGACGGATGGAGAGGTTTTCCTTTTTACCGATCATAACGCCCCGCTCCGGTTCACTTACGCTACGACCGAGGAAAGCTATGTTCCGGCCGGCGGCTTCGACGCCAGCGCGCGGGAAAAGCAAGCCGGCGTCCGCGAACACAATTTGGAGGCGGTCGGCATCATCGCCGACGAGTCGATCACCGACGACGACTTGGCGGCCGGGAAATATCAGAACGCCATGATCGTCGAGCTTCTTGTCGATCATCGCCATCCTCACGCCGGATTCTTTCAAAAGAACATCTACTACATCACCGGCGTCACCTACACCGCTGAAATGTGGAAAGCCCAACTCTCCGGTCAGCCGGCTTGGCTTCGCAAGGACGTGGGAAGGGTCTATTCCCGCGATTGCGACCATGTGTTCGGCGACGAAGTTTGCCGCTATCCCAAAGAGACGTTGGTGCAGACGGCCAGCGTCGGCAGCGTGCAGGAGTCGAATCGCGTGTTCACCGCCCCGACGCTCGACGGCGTGGACGGTTATTTCGACTATGGCGAAGTGGTGTGGACGACCGGCGACAACGCCGGCTTGCGACATGAAGTCTTCAATTCGACCGCAGGCGGGCAGATTTCATTCGCGCTTGAAACGCCTTATGCAATCGAAGTGGGCGACTCGTTTGAAATCTATCCCGGCTGCGACCTGCGCCTTTCGACGTGCAAGGAATATGACAACGTGGCGAACTTCGGAGGATTTCCATTCCTGATTGGCACGGACGCCATGATTCGAGGGCCGATAGGATGAGAACCAGTTTCTTCATCGTCTTGGACCTGATCGACTTCGTGACCGTCTGGTTCCTCGTCTGGACCATCGTGAATCAGCGGGACCGGCTACTGCACCACAAAAATCATCGTTTCTGGTTCAATGCCGGCGTCGCCTTCTTTTTCGCCGTGGCGATCTGCGCCGCCCATTTGGCCTTGATGGTGAGGACTTAAAATGCCCGGCAATGGCCCTATCAGCCTCGCCAGCGTGTTTTTGGAGGCCAAGGCGTGCTTGGGTACGCCTTATCATCATCAGGGCCGCAAAAAGGGTTTGGGAATGGATTGTGTGGGTTTGGTGATTCACCTTGCCCAATTTACCAAAACCCCATTTAAGGACCGGCTCGATTATGATCGGCACGCTTCGCGACTGGACCTCATGGATGAGCTTGGCCGATGGTTGATCCCGGTGGCCGAACCGCAACCAGGCGACGTGCTGGTGTTCTGGACCCGCCGGCCGGGGCGAGCCACGCACGCGGGGATCAAGTCCGCGTACGGCATGATCCACACGCACGCCTCGATCGGCCGCGTGGTCGAGAACGGCTTGGACGCGGGTTGGATGAGGCGGTTGGCGGGATCGTTTCGGTTTCATAACGTGAGGGTTTGAAATGGCCGTGCTGGCGCTGGCTCCCCTTGGATCATTGATCGGCGGCGCGATCGCCGGCAGTGGAGCCGTTTCCATCTTCGGAACTTCGATCGCCGCCGCCACGATCGGCTCCGCGATCGGCGGAACCGTCTTGGGATTCGCTGGATCGTTCATCGACCAGACATTCGTGTTCCCCGCCCTGTTCGGCAAGGACTCCGGCAGCTTGCAGGGTCCACGAATCGACGACTTGCGATTTATGACGGCCAGCGCCGGGACGCCCATGCACTTCTGCCTTGGCCGCGCCGTCCGCGTGCCGGGACAAGTGATCTGGCTCGGCAATACGCGGGAAGTGACCGACGAAGAGGAAGTCGGCGGCAAATAGGAGTTTGAAATGGGACTAGGCGGCGGTGGCGGGCAAACGGTCGTTCGGCGAAGCTATTTCGTCGATCTGGCGGTCGCGGTCTGCGAAGGTCCGATTGTCGCCATCGACAAGATTTGGGCCGACTCGATCGTGATCTACGAGAACGGCGTCGCCGACACCGCCTACTGCACCGCAATCACGGTCTATCAAGGCACGCTCGGCCAGCTTCCCGATCCCTTGATGGAGGCGGCTGAAGGCGTCGGGGAAGTCCCGGCTTATCGAGGCACCGCTTATTTCGTCATCGAGCAATTGGCCTTGAACGAGTTCGGCGGCCGAGTCCCGAACATCAACGCCCAGGTCCGCAAGTCCGATCAAGCGCTCGTCTCCCAAGCCGTCGAAGCCATCTGGTCCCGCTCCGGCCGGGAGGCCGCGACGGACATCGACGCCATTTGGCTTCAAGGCGAGGAAGTGGTCGGCTACAGCACGGCGGGTCCGCAGTCGCCTTTGAAATTGCTTGAGCCTTTGATGCTCGCGTTTCAATTCGTGGCGCAGGAGCGGGATGGGGTCTTGTATTTCCGAAAGCGGAAGGATTTCACGCCGCAACTCGTTTCGGCCGACATGCTGGCGGCGAGGGAAGAAGGCGGGGAAGTCGTCCGCAAGGTGAGTCGGACGCAGAATCCCGACCTTGATTTGCCGCAGCGGGTCGTCGTCAGCTATATCGACTACGAATCGGATTTTCAGAAAGAGGCTCAAGGCGATGGACGCTTGAACGCCCCGACGAAGAACATCGCCACGATCGAACTTCCGATCGTCATGTCGGCCAGCGACGCCAAGACGATCGCCCGCCGCTCGCTTTGGTCATCGTTCGCCGAGAACACCGATGTTTCTTGGACGATGCCGCCGAGCGAGTTGAAATTCATCGAATCCGACTTGCTCGATCTCCCGGTCGGGAACCGCATCGTTCGCGTCCGCGTCACCAGCGTCACGCGAGGCCACAACTTCGTCTTGGAATGCAAAGGCGTCACTGAGCAAAGCCACACTTTGACGGTCACGGCCGAAGCGGACGATCCGGTGATCCAGAAGCCGGGTGTGGACGACATCCCCACCGTCGATTTCATCCCGATGGACATCCCGCTGTTGCCGGGATCGGACACGCCGCATCGTCGGTTCTACAGCGCCGTCGTCCTGCAAGAGCCGGAAATCACTTTCAAAGGCGTGCGGGTCTATCAGTCCATCGCCGCCGACGGCGAGTGGTTCCAGTACATCGACTTTGAAAGCGAGGCGATGGCGGGCGAAACCGTGGACGCCCTGCCGGCCGTCGGTCCCTTGAACATTTGGGACGACCGCACCAGCTTGACGGTTGAAATGCTGGAAGGCGAATTGACGACCAAGACGGAATTGGAAGTCTTGGCCGGCCAGAACCATTTGTTCGTCGCGACGGGAAGCAACGGAGCCGGCGAGATCGTCGCCTTCTGCAACGCGGAGTTGATCGCCCCCAAGACGTACAAGCTGCGTAAGCTGCTTCGCGGCCGGCGGGACACCAAGGATCGCATGGCGGGACACGCCATCGGCGACAAGGTGGTTTTGATCCGCGTGCCGCCGGTGCGCACCAAGAGCTATGACGAGGACCAACACAACGTCGAGAAGTATTACAAGGCGGTTCCGAAGGGAGCGACGAGGGACGATGTGGACGCAGTAGGTCCGATCCTTCGCACCAGCCGTCCTTTGAAGTGTTTTTCGCCCTGCCAGATCAAGATCACGCGGGACACGGCGACCGACGATTTTCATTTCACCTGGATTCGTCGTTCGCGGTTGTATTTCAAACTGTTCAGCAAGTCGGGCGCTCCGATGGGCGCTCCGAGCGAGAAGTACGAGGTTTGGATTTACCGGACGGCCGACGACTCGCACAAGCGAATCATCCTCACCAACGACGCGGAGGCGACTTACACGGCGGCGATGCAGACGACGGACGGCTTGACGCCCGGCGAACCGATCTACGTCGTCCTTTATCAAGACAACCGCGATCTGGACAACCCCGGCCGGGGAAACGCCTCTTATCCGGTCTACTACCCTGAAAGCGACACGCCGGCTTATGTCGAGCCGCCGCCGGAGGAGGAAGACCCCGAAGAACCGGGCGGTGTGGAAGGCTCCGGCCTTTTGGAGCCGGACGACGACTATGAGGACACGTCGTTCAACATGAGCCTCTTGAGCCGGTGGATTCAACAAGACCGCTGGCCGGGCAAAAATTTCTATGACGCGAGCTTTTGGGACGGGATGCCGGACATGCGTCCGCTCGGCTTCGATGTGGCGTTCATGGTCTACGACGCCAACTTGAATCGTTTCAATCCAGCGGAAGATGACCCCAACAGCTTTCCCGACTACACCGATCCGGCCGACGAAACTCGCATTCGCGACGCTTATCGATTCGCGGCGCTGGGCGCTACGGGCGAAGAGGATTTCCTGCATCATCACGGTTTCGCCGCCGAAGCCTATTGGAATCCGACGCCGATCCGCAGCGACATTTTGGTTTGGGATTTGGAGGCGACCGAGTTCGAGCCGACGATCGGCGCGGACCCGTTGGATTCCGTCGAGCGGACGGCCGTCGCCTTGCTCATGGCCGACTTGATGGACGAAGTGCAGGATTCATGGGCCGACAACACGGTGACGCCGATCCCGATGGGCGGCTATCTTTGGCCGCCTTCGGTGTACGCGCACGCCACACCTTCGGGACCGACGTACGAATCGGAAATGGCGACGGCGCACGAGGAGCAAGCGCCATTCATCCAAAAGCTGCAATTCCTCGCCCCGGATTGTTATGTTTATACGGATGACATCGACGCATGGGCGATCGCGATGCAAAGGCGCGTGCAGGAATGCAGGGACGCCGACACGGAGGCCGGCGGCACGCCTCGCCCCGTGTACGTCGTCATGGCTCCGCACTATAGTCCTTCCGCGCCGGACGCGCTCAAGGGCTTGCGAATCGCCCCGGCCAAATGGTTGCAGGTCATCGACGAGATCATGGCCGTCGCCGAAGGCGTCATCATTTGGGGCGGCCTGGACGGCAAGTTGGGCGGCGATCCCGGCACGCCGTTGCTCTGGATCGAGCCTACCGAAGCATAACATGGAAGGTGTTTGAAATGGTTTCCGACGACGAGTTGGACTTGGTGGAGACGGAGCGGTTGGTGGACGCCTTGCAACGTCGCATGGGACCGACAGGCGGAATCGCGTTGGTGACGATGGCGGATCGTTCGGCGGTGGAGGAAGGGACGCAGGTCTTTTATCGCGGCGGCTATTGCCAAGCCATCGGCGGATTGGTGGAGGGAGTGCGGCTTTTGCGGATGACCCGTCGTCGATACCGAAAAGAACGAGAAGGTTGATTAAGAGGATTTGAAATGCCTGAATACACGCCGCGATGGGCCTTGCCCTTCTTGGAGGAAGGCCAGGATGGATCGGAAGTCACGCACAACGAGGCGTTGATCCTCATCGACGCCATCATGGGCGCGAAGGTCAAGGATCGCGACCTGACGACGCCGCCCGGCTCGCCGTCGCAGGGAGACACCTACATCGTCGCGACGGGCGGGACCGGATCATGGGACGACAAGGATGGCAAGCTGGCCGTCTACGTCAGCGGTTGGAAGTTCGCCAGCGTCCCGGTCGGAGCCGTCTTGTACGTCGAAGACGAAGACGAATTGATCGTGCAGAAGACGGGCGGTTGGGAGACGGTCACTACGACGTGAAACCATGCAAGACTTTCCAACAGGCATTCCGCGAACGTACGAAGGGTCGGATTCGGACGAATTCGACATCGAAGCCGCGTTGGCGGAAAAAGCCGACCTGGTTCACACGCACGCGCAGTCGGACATCACCGGACTTGTGTCGGCTTTGGCCGGCAAGGCTGATGATCCGCATTCGCACACCGTCATGTCTCAGATTCCGGCCGACGCCAGAGTGGAGACGATCGGAATCACGGTGGACGGGTCCGGCCTTGTCTTGACCAGCGGAGTCAAAGGCGCTCGGCAAATCCACGTCGCTTCGACGATCCTGGGATGGACGTTGCTGGCCGACCAATCCGG